CAACCGTGTTAGCGTTCGTGGTCAACTGGTCATAAGTAGCAAGGTTATGCAGACCGTTGGTGGTTGCAGTTCCCGAAGTACCAAACGAAGCTGTCGAGCAAGAACCGCCCGTGTAGGTTGCATTAGCACCAGCGTACTGATCTAAACCGCGCAAGCCATCAGCGCCGCCTGTAGACACAGAGGTTCCGGTTCCCGACTGATCGTTATTCTGGATCATCGAGGTTGCCATTGCCTGCTGGAACTCCATCAGCATATCGTCAACAACGTTAGCCTCAAGGCCGTCGATGTCATCAAGCGCTGCCGTCCTGATTGGGAACTGAGCGTTCAAGTCCTTAAGGATCACTTGCCAAATGCTTGTGGCTTCAGTCGTGGGTGTGCCGTTGTTTTGAACGGTGTAGCCCCACTGAGCGCCTGCATTGCCGGTTTTGACTCTAAATTGATATGCAGAGCCGTCAGTTGCAACGATGCGCGACAGATCCATCAAGGGATTTCCGAGACGCTTTGCAGCAAACACGGGATCGTAAGCTGTGCGGCCACCAACGTCGTAACCCGAACCCGTAAGAGCCGAGGCTTCCTTGATGTACGCTTCGCACTGGTCAACCGATTCAAAGATCTTGACTTCGCGCTCGATGTTGTTACCGGCCTTAACGTACTCCTTAAGAACGTCCTTAAATCGACGATTTGCTTCGCCACGGACAGTCTTGTGAATAGGACGAATGATCGAAGGAGCGGCAACTTTTGCCTCTAAAGCGGCAATCTTTGCCTCTGTTTCAGTCTTAAGCGACTCGACAGCCTCAGCAACTTTTGCTTCAACAGCCTGAGCGGTTTCTGCCAATTTGGCAGCGCTAGATGCTTCGATTGCATCCAGTTTTTCAATGACTTTTTCCAACATTTTAAAATCTCCTAACGGGTTGAAATAGCTTTCAGCAACTCGCGGTATTCGAGCGCTTTCAGCAACTCCGCCGCATCAGACTCACTCTGAGTGGCAGTTTGTTGATCGCCCACAGCATCACGCTGTTCCAAAATGGCTTTCAACACACCGGACGCGGCGGTCGCATCCCGGCGAGATAGCCCTGCATCACGCAAAGCCTTCTCAATCGTTCTCGGATTGGGTTTCGTTCCCATCCAATACTCAAGTCTACTAATCTCAGCCTTCGGATTATTAGGCTGCATCACGATAGAAACCTCGGCCAGACCACCTTTGACGATCTGGAAGAAACCATCTTCCTTACCTGTAGGCTCACCATTCTCATCAACCATTTGATACTCATCGGCATAAGCACCGACAGAAACGCCGCCAACCATTCTCGGGCTTTCCTTCATGATCGTATAAAGATCAGAACCGGAAGTGGTGTTCAGGAAGATCTTTCCTGTGCCGGTCATACCTTCGTCCGTAATATCGAATTTCGACCACTCGCCGACAGGCATCATGTCGCTTGAATGTTGGAAGTACATAGGAAGCGGCCTTCCTGCTTCCATCCATATCTCGTGCCACGCCTCGAAAGCCTCTGGCGTATAAAAGAACCGTCGACCGTCAGCGCCTTCTCTCGCGCCCCACGTCGTAAGTGTGGCTTCGATTTCACCCGTGGGCTCGCCCGTTGCCTCGTCGGCTTTCCTGCCTAACTCGACTTTGGCTTCGTAGAAAAAAGTGATGTTCTTAGCCATTGATAGGTTCCTTTTTTACCATTCCGTCGACTAACTTAGGCTTTGGCTTTCTCTTGTCTGCCGCGGCCTTGAGTTTTTCCAATAGATCTTTAAGCATTTCCGGCTCTGCCTGTTTTACCGACCACCTTAAGGTTTCCACCACCTCCCGTGTCTTGCGGAGAGCTACCGGGAATAGCGCCATCATCACCAGCGGCAAGCAGCAGATCATCAGCACCATCAAGAGAATTAAGTCCCAGATATTCGCGGGCCTCATTCTGCGTAAGAATCCCATTCTTGACTCCTGCAACGACATAATTCATCTGATCTAGCGGAGCGCCTTTTAGGAAGTCTTGTGTTTGAAACTGAACGTGTAAATTTGGATAGCCCTTTAACAGCGACAATTTTAACCGCTGCTCAACGTTCGTAATGAACGGCATCATCGTTGACTTGTAGAACTCATCTAGCATCGTTTGGGTGTTGTTGTACTTCGACTCGCCGACTCCGATCATCGCGGGAGGCACACCAAACAATCCACAGATACGCGTCATTGTTTGTTTCTTAAGCTCTCTTGCATCTACATCCTGAAGCGTAAGAGGCTTGATTGTTTCGTAGGTCATGCCTTGATCCAACAGCATAGACTGCCCCGGCTTACTCTGATCCGAGGGCTGGCTGTTCAGCATGTTTGTCCACGCTTCTTTTAGCCTGCTAGAAATCTCTTTGAACTTTGAGTCAGGGATGACTTGCTCAGTACGGAACAAACCAGAGGGTTTTGCACCGTTAAGCATGATGAAGTTGGAATAGAGGTCAATGTCCTGATCTAAGGAAACCAACTCGACAGCTTGCAAGCGGTTGAACGAACTTGATCCTTGCCACGGCTCGCTCTTCGTGTGCATGACTTGAAAGTATTTGAGCGGCTCGTCTTTATTGAAGCCGTAGGACGAACTTGTAAGCGTGTAAAACGGATAACGCGTCTCTGAGATCCTCGGCACGATTAGCGTCGAGTCAAGAACGTACATTTCCAGCGGAATCTGCGTCGGTTCTTGCGCGTCTTTCCTCCAAAGTAATACGAAAGTCTCACCAGCAAGCTCATGCCACATTGTGAACTGATACCAAAACTCGTATTGACTCTGGAAGTTATTAGGATTCGCAAGAAGATTAAGAACGCTTGCTGCCCGACTCTTTTCACGCTCGGGAACGCTAGGATCGGTCTGTGTGTCCACAAACGTGCCGTCGGCCTGCTTCGACATGATTTTGACGGGTAATTGAGCAAGAGAACGTGCTTTTGCCCCCACGCAAGCCATTACAGTAGAGTTTCTAGCAAGTGTCGTTATATCGACAGTTCGCCCTGCTTCGTTAACCGCAGATGTCGTAACGTATAAAAGCTGATTAGAACCGTAGCCCTGCCCCTTACCGCGGAGCATGACGTTGTTTCCGAGGACAGTATTTCCAAATAAGGAGTTACTTTCGGCCTTTGTTTTACGCTTAAATACGTCGAATAAGCCCATTTTTATCCTCAAAAGACTCTGAATCCGTACGATTCAGACGGCATCGGATTGTCTAGACTACAGTGCATCGCAATAATCAAGGCAATAATCCCGTCGACCTTAGCGTGACGATCCACACCGGCTTTCTTGACTTTGATGTTGCCTTGAACGTCTGTAAACACTTCGCAATTGCCCAGTTGATGTCCTAAGAATGGGTTTCCGTCGTGTCTGATTTTGTGGCTTAGAATGAGTCGCTCGACATGCTTAGACGGGTTAGAAAGCACCGCCATGCCTTGACCGACTTTCTTTACCGGCATTCCGACTTCGTACAGCCTTGCTACTAGAGCCGCAGCATTATAAGCGTCGTAGCCTACTTCCTTTATGTCGTATTTCTGGCTTTGCGCGATAATATACGCCGAAATTTCCCTATCGTCCATCACGTTACCTTCGGTGATGTGCAAGATCCCCGAATTGATCGCTTGTCTAAAGATGTCTTGATAATGAGTTGGTAGTAATTCAAAGCCATCTTCGGGAAGAAAAAACTTCCATTCGGCTTCGTAATCGTCCTCTGCGAAGCGCTTTAACGTACAAACCGCGTTTAGATCTCGTGTGGCTGCTAGGTCAAAACCTATAAATACCGCCTCGGGTTCTCTCTCTGTCAGCCCTACGGATTCATCCCAATGTGTACGGTCAACCCACGCGGTTTCGGCAGATACATAGACGTTAAGCGTTTTACATAAGAATTCATTGAGCGCAGCAGGCTTAATCTTTGCTTCTTCACATCGCGCAACAATCGCATCGTGCGAAACCGAGATATTGTGCATCGGGTTAGCTTTAGCCCACGTCTTTTCGTCTCTCCAATCGTCTCCGGCATCCAGAGAGTAAAGAAGGCCAAACCATCGAGGATTGTCAGGAACATCCTGATGGAGGATATGCTCCATCACCTGAAAGTCCTCGAAAAACTTTGTGTCGCGAGTAAAAGAAGCGGTCGTAATGTATAGCCGAAGAGGATTAAGTCGAGATACCATCCCCGAATGCAAGACCTCAATCGCATTCCTGTCTACGATCTGGCTCGCTTCGTCAATGATCGCGCAAGAAGGGTTGAGCCCGTCTCCGGTCTTTTTAGTGTCTCTGGAAAGAGCTTTCATCATGCTCTGGCTGTCGCCAGATTTGGTGATCGTAAACTTACCGGGAACAAACAAACCGGAGAGTTCTTTCGGCATTGTCTCAACAAAGCCCTTAGCCGTCGTGAAAACAATTGAGGCCTGATCCCGGTTTGTAGCGAGCGTGTAAACCTCAGCTCCTGCTTCTCCAAACCCTAGCTCATAAAGTGCGATCAGCGCCGTTAATGTCGATTTACCAGCCTTGCGCGGGATGTAGACAATGACATCCTGCACCATCCGCTTTTGTCTGTCTTTCTTACTCCTGAATCCGTAGATGGCACAGATAATAAGAATCTGGAAAGGCTCCAGCGTAACGGGATGTCCAGCCCATTGACCTTTTACATGCTTGCAAAGTGCGGTGAACTGTAGAAAGTGATTGACAGGGCCGGGATCAAATATCCATTCCCATTCTTTATTTTCTATGTGATTTAGAAACCGCTGGCAAGCGAGACGCACATTTCTACACGCGTCAATATCACCCTTTACTACGCTAACAGCGTACTCAATTCCATCTTCTAATTTCATGTTCCGAACTTAGGTCCTTTCAGGAAGTCGTTTATTTTCGTGTTGTCATCGAGCTTATTAGCTGCCAACCTAGACTTTGGTGTTAGCCCCAACTCAGACATAAGTTTAATGGCATTCTCCATCGCCTTATTTGCAAGGCTAATGTAAGGATTGGGCGCAAACGTTTTACCAGCGTTAGTCTCCACAATAAGCGGTTGAGTATCTATCGCCGACCTTGCGTCAATGTAGATCTGAAGCTGATCGGCAAGCATCATCAGCGTGTGCCGGTCTTGCTCCGAGCCAATCCCATACACGCTGAACAAATAATCAGCCGTTTCCTTGACGAACTTTTTGCGCGTAAACGATTTGGGGTTATCTGCCCACTCAGCAAATGGAATCCTGCGTTTTACATCCTCTGGCAGGAATACACCTTCCTTTGTTCCTTTGGTTCCGTGAATGCGGTGGATCTCAACGGGAATTCTTGCAGTCATGACGGTTCTCTCCTTTGCATCTAATGTGCGTCTTTTTGCGTAGCCACGCAAGGGGAATTCCCTATTTTGGGTTAACCCCCCCTAAAAAC